GGATCGATTCCTCCTCCAGCGGGCACACATACAATCCAAGTTCTGGCTCCATTCGCCAGGTTCGCTTGAGAAAGCTGAATTCCTCGATTGAAATGTACGGCCTCGATTTCGCCGTCTTATCAGCCATCGTATATTCAACACCGATAGTTCCAAGAGCAGTCTGAATAGCTGTGTGGTTGAACCATGAAATCGTTGCCCGAACTCCCATACCGTTATCATCTCCATACGTCATCAAGTTGACGTTGTGTTTGAAATCGGTACAAAAAGTGCCGGCAGGATTGAGCACGCAGTAAGAATACCGCATGTACAAACTGTTGACCAACGAGTTCAAGACAACTGTTCCAGGCCATCCTGAAGGATTAGTGCCATGGAACATCATGATGTCACCTCCGAAGTTGCATACTGGAAACGCCACATCGTACCCCATCGCCATGATGTGAGCAGCTTCTTCCAGCGAATAACCAGCAACAAGATGGATCTTGTGAATCACTCGGAAAGCCCCGAGGATAAACACTGCTACCATGCGCTTGTCATACTTGCCATAGTCGCCACCAATGATGCGATCAACACCATGAGCAACCAAATACTCATAAATGCGTGTCCATTCATCGGATTGTGCGCACGTTCCGGGCGCTGCCTCAAAAGTAAATTTGTTCTTTTGTAGCAGGCGAATGAAGCTGATTAATTCTTTACGAACAACCAAGCTCCATGGCAAAGGCGCCCCAGTAAACACACGTGTTTTCTTCTTGTCAATCTTCGCTTGCGCAGTGGGTTCATCCTTGAGATGGGCTGTATATACAGGATAAGCGCGCTTACCTTCCGCGTACAACTCTTCAATGCGTCGCACTTCATCCCATATTTCCGGTCCAAAGTCGACATCATCAGGTCCATCGGGTCGTGGTGTGGCATGCAAAAATTGCTTCTTGCTCTTATGCCATGGATGACCCATTGACGTGTTCACATTGATCCTGTCAATGAACTTCACCCCTGGAATGCCATTAACCGCAGCGCGATCGGACACTCGCATGAGCTCTTTCTTCCACTCGTCACCGTGTTCGGCATTCAACCCTTCAATAATGTCTTTTGCAAATTGCTCCACACAGTGATCCAGAATCGTGTGATCGATATCTGTGTGTGGTTTGACCATCTCAACAACATTGTTGTACACGGGTTCCCAACCAGTCATGACTGGTTTATCGTGTCCTACCGTGATATCGAAGTGTTTCAACATCTCCTCTTGCAAGGGAGTGGCACACACTCGACTCTTTGGACGTTGGCGAAAGCCTGGTAAAGTACCAAACACATCAACCGTGCCCTCAGGTAAGTAGCGCACAACACTCTTGTGATGTGGGGGAATCAGTGCTACGTCAGCGTTGAGACTAAGAACTGGAGCACCCTCACCAGAGATGATGGGCTCGTCACTATTGCAGAGTTCTTGCAACTCAGCACGTGTGAGATGCACAAAACCTGCTGTGGTACCGTGACCAACAATGTGGATGCCCAAAATGATTGGGCCACGTGGAGTCAGTGCGACACCCAGTGAACCGCAGTCACCGACTTTCGTCGAAGCTCCTGCACCGAGGTACACATCCATCTTCACATCAAGCGCTTCAATGGGAAAAGCTGGGTACATCGCTACGTTGTAGTAGTTACTGCACACTGCCTCTCCTGTCATCTCGCGTCGAATGGAAACCACATGTGAGACGGGGATTTGCACTTCGTTCCACCATTTGAGAATATTCTTCCGTGGAGGTACATCACGAACACGCAGCACACAAACATCCTTATTAGGGATTTCGCGTAGCTCGGTTCGATCGAAGTACACCACCGCATTGGAAGAAACTCCCTGAGATTGCGTGGTCGTGATGATCTTCATCTTAAAACGCGCTCCTAGTCGTAGTACATGTCTGTTCATGCACAAAAATTGTCCGGCTAGGAACACTGCGCTGCTACGTGTGGCGAAAGTGATATCGAGTGCAGTCACCTCTATCTTAACACAGTTATGCCCTAGAAGATCTCGAAGAGCTTCTGGCGTGAGGTGCGTCAAACTCTGTGATGCTACTGGCACATCAAATTGACTCAATTCCATTGTGGGATTGTACCACACGTTGCGAGACTCCTCTTTCACGAGTTGTTCTTCCGTGGTACCAAAGACATTGCCTTGTAAATCCACTTCCTGTGCATCTCCCCAATCACTCGGGGAGTCTGGCTCATCCGCATCCAGAACGTCCTCTTCCCTCTGGGACGTAGAACGTGATGCACGCTCTCGGGCATTGTGAGCATCAATCTTTCTCCCTGTCGCTGTAGCCGCCTTGTAACACACATAGATACTACCCATGGTAATACTAATTTGTGCCAATCGGCCTACAGAAATGCGGAAAGGTGTTTGCCCTGCCGAATTGACGATTCCGAAGATGCGACACTGAATCTCAG